GAGAATTTGAGACTTTCTATACGAAGAATATCTTGCTTAATGAAGGACTTAGAGCGTGGATGGCACCAGTAGATCAACCTCATGAGCAATTTGTATTTCCAGAGGAAGTATTACCTCGTGGAAACGCACTCTAAAAATAAATAGAAGGAGTTCTCTGAACTCCTTTTTTTATGCTTCTCATACTAATACTTTTTATATTATTCGGTTTCTTTATGGTTTTACTATCATTAACAGATCACTATCATTACTAACAACTATGAAAACATTAACGCTCACAGAAGAACAGATTAAACTTCTTTCTGATGCCGTATGGATGCGTCAAAGATGCTTTATTGCTGGCGACAAAAGATTTAAAGAGTATGGTAAAATGTTAGAGGATATTCTTGGAGACCTTGACTATAAACCATCAAGATATTGAAATGATTAATTCCGAAACACCATATAAACTATCAGAAATTATCAGAGATACTTGGCCTCAACTTTACAGACCGGCAAAAGAAACCTATAATAGAAAAAAGAACATCAAAGATGAAAAATTGTAATGAGTACTCAAGAGTATTATAGACCAATTGAACTAATGAAAGATCCTATTATAACTCAATTTGAGTTTAAGGACTTTATTGGGGTCTGGGAAAATTTTGTTCCAACCTCATTTTGTGATAATCTCATAGAATTTTTTGAGAACAGTATTATAACTGGAGAATATATTAATTCAGTCAATCCAAACTTAAGGGGTAAATCAGAAACTTCTATTAATGATGGTAGTGATTCTTATGGGTCAAGTTTATTTCGAAAGGATAAGTCAATACTTTTAAATTATATCAATGAATCCTTTGCTATCCAAGTAAATCAATTTTTAATATCATGTGTTTCGCACTATATTGACAACTTTCCTCAACTATCAGAACTTCATTTAATTTCTCCTCATATTAAGTTTCAAAAAACTTCTCCTGGTGGAGGATATCATATATGGCACTATGAAAATTCTTCATTAGATATTGCAGCTAGAGAATTGGTATGGACAATTTATTTGAATGATCTCCCAGACGGTGAGGGGGAAACAGAGTTTTTATATCAACACCGAAGGATCAAACCATCAAAAGGAACAGTTGTAGTTTTTCCTGCAGGAATGACTCATGTTCATAGAGGAAATACAGTCTTTACCACAGACAAATATATTTTGACGGGATGGTATATTAAAAATGCATGATTATTGGGTGGTGTTAGATAAAACTACAGGAAGAGTGATTGCTCATTGTGGAGAAGAATCTGATGCATTTATGTTGATGAGTTTTGACCATGATAAGAGAACTTATAGAAAACAAAAGTTTATTGTCGATCAAGTTATCACAGTAACATCATCTACAGACAAACAACTTCCCGGTCAACAAGGATTACCTGCAGCAAAAGAAGAACTACCTCCAATAGAACTTCAACAACAAGTTTGGCTTCCTGAAGGTCGAGGAATTCCAGTTAACGCTAAATAACTTTCAGTTTATAAAGAATTATGAAGTTTACAGTTTATTCTAAAGACGGTTGCCCATATTGCACAAAGGTCCAACAAGTGCTAGAGTTGGCACAACTACAACATGTAGTTTATAAACTTGGGGTAAATTTTACTCGTGAAGAATTCTATTCAGAGTTTGGAAAAGGATCCACATTTCCTCAAGTTATTGTAGATGAAAAACACATCGGAGGATGCACAGATACTGTTCAATATCTTAAGGAGCAAAATCTAGTTTAATGGATAATAATTTTCACGAAGTCTATAATGATGTTGAAAAAGCAATTGATTATGCTTTTAATGGACAATTTGTATTGAAGTTTTATGACTATCTAAAAGTTCGTGGAACAAAAAAGATTGAAGTTGATGAGTTCATTGAAAGTACAACCGCCAATGAACTTAGTAATCTTGTAATGGATCTTGATGATTATCTCGAAGGTGGTTCAGATGAAATACATAAACAACTTCGTGAAGGATATGGACACATTCCAAAACCACAAGCAAGAAAAATTAGAAATTACCTATATGGTATATTAGAGGATGCCTGGAAATACAGCCATGACAAAAGACCAGGGAGACGCAAAAAGCAAACTAAATAAAAGTGAACCCCAAATTAATAGGGGTGTTGAGTTATTACTACGCAATAGGAGGAGAAGATCAGAAAAACCAAAGACTTTTCAAGTAAAGTTTGGTAAAATGATCTCTCTCTTTCATAGAGAGTTTCATTTCTTTATCGACTTTTACTTCGACATAAGGAAAAAATAAAACTCTCTGGAGAAGACAAATGTTAGCAGTAACTCTAACCATAGGAACACTGGTTTCAATCATGTTCTTTTTTGTAGGAGGAGTAGTAGGGTGGTTGGCAAAAGAACACTTCTACCAAACTCAACCAGTTTACACGCACCCAGAGATGTTTGATTCAAATGGGAATGTAATACCTGACGAAATTTTAGCAGTGAGATTTGAAAACGATTATGGCTACGACTACGACGACGAAGAAGAAGACGACGACTGAAAAACCAATCGAGACTCTTCCTACAAATCCATTCATATATGAAATTTTAGAACTTGCTTCTAAGCAAAGATCAAATGCAAAAAAAGTTGAAGTTTTAAAAACTTATGAACATGATTCATTGAAGACTGTTTTTATCTGGAATTTTGATGAAAGTGTAATTAGTCTTCTCCCTGAAGGTGATGTTCCTTATGCAAATGCCGAAGAGCAAACAGTTTATTCTGGTACTCTTTCAGAAAATCTAACTAGAGAAGCATCTGGTGGAGAATCTGCAACGGGACAAGATCTAGATGGAAGAGGAAGAACCTCTCTCAGAAGAGAGTATCAAAATCTCTATCATTATGTAAAAGGAGGAAATGCGGGACTCAACACAATTCGTAGGGAGATGATGTTTATTAACCTTCTTACTGGTCTTCACCCCAAAGAAGCTGAGGTGTTAATTCTTACAAAAGATAAGAAACTGACTGATAAATACAAGATAAGTTTCGAAAATGTCAAAGAAGCATATCCCGATATTCAATGGGGTGGCCGTTCATGACAGTAGTTGTTGAGGAAGATGTAAAAATGGCAGAGTACGCTGAGAATAAAAAGATTGTTCTGCCACATGAATATGGATGTGAAATTCTTCTAGAAAAAACAATACTTAGTAAAGCAAAAGATTCTTCATTTCCAAGTGATGCTTACTTGATTTGGTATATTGTAGATGGTGAGGAGCGTCTTGATTTAACTCGATGTGCAAAAAGAGTAAATTTATTTGACATGTACTATGACAAATATGGTCCAGGTGCAGTTCAAAAAATAGACTTTGGATATGGGAGAGTAAACCCTAAACTATGGGGATATAAACAACCTGAGAAAAAGAAAAAAAGATGAGTGAAGGTTTTAAAGGATTTGCCAAATCGGCAGATGACAAAGAATTTAGACTTTATATTAAAAATAAAGAAGTAAATAAACTCATTAAAGAATATAAAAAACTTAAAAAATATCAAAAATCATCAATCTTTGAGATCGAAAAACTTTCTGGTCAAGAAACAAAGATAGATAAACTAATCAACGAATATGGGATAGATCCTAAAGCAATTGAATAATGGGAAAACATTATCTTTTAAATTTGTACGGATGCTCGTTTGTTCTTTTGGACGACGAGCGTTGTCTTATTGACCTTCTAGAAAATGCGGCCGCGGCAAGTGGTGCTACTGTGGTTCAAACAATTTCAAAAAAGTTTGAACCACAAGGAGTCACTGTAATTTGCTTGTTATCGGAAAGTCATATTAGCATTCATACTTGGCCTGAAGAGGGTAAAGCTGCTGTAGATGTTTATACTTGTGGTGATTGCAATCCCAAGATTGGTTGTGATATCATCATCCAACAACTTTATGCAACAGAACATACCCTCAGTTATATTGAGCGGTAACTAAATACACTATATCTGGAGAAGTCTATGCTCTCTACTCAGTATCGTTTACGCCTTGAAGCAATCTGTGAACGAATTGCAAAAAGTGAATCTGTAGAGTTAAGTGATATGATATGGGCAGAAAAACTTGCCAAATCTAATCGTTCTGCTGCAACTATTCTTAGGCAAGCAAGACGCCGCGCAGCAAATCCTGATATGCGAGAAGATAGTCTTGATGGATTTATGAATGCTTTAGATCTTGGAGACCCTGATCCATCAAACCATAGAACAAGATTTGATACTGCTGATGACATTATTGATTTCTTTACCGGAGATAAACCAGAAGATTGGAGACAAAGAGATTGATGAAATCCTTTCAAGAATTTTTATCAGAAGAAGAAAAATCTTCAAAGAGAACTGCAGGATATATTAACGAGCCAAAAGGAAATGAAAAGTGCTCTAACTGTAATATGTGGAGACCACCAAATGCTTGCACTGCAGTAAGTGGCAAAATATCTCCTGATGGATGGTGTAAGTGGCATCAGTATGATAGAAAGAATCAAGATTAAGAAATAATAAAATTGGTATAGTATTTTACAAATTTATTTGCATAACTAGATTGTAAGGTCTATAATAAGACTATCGTTCATCCCTATGGGACGGAAGTAAGCCGACTCGGAACGGATCGTTCATTCGCTATTCGCAAATAGCGAACGCAAAAGACGACTGAAGGAACGCTCTTTAACCTAAAAAACTAAGGAGTAAACCAATGGCAAAAGTAGTGTATCGCGGCATCGAGTATGATACTCAGAAGCGTCTTGAGTATCAACAACAAATGATGCAACAACCCCAACAGTACAACGAAACCTATCGTGGTATTAAGTTTGTAAAGGAGGGCCATAAGTGATGAAAAAACTGAATGCACTTCAACTCATTAAAGAGCAAAAGCAAAAAGAAGAGAGGCGCAAACAAGCATCTCTTGCTACTTTAGTAGCAGCAAAATAATTTTAGAGAGGTCTTGACGACCTCTCTTTTTTTGTGTATAATTACCTTTGTTGAGGTTCATAAAGATGGATAGAGAAAAGCTTAAGCTGATTGTCAGAAACCTTGAGTCTCTGGTAGAATGCTTAAAGTCAGAAGTTTATTCTGATGTTGACTCATACAAAATGAGTTATGAGGAAATAGTTCCTCACCTTGCCGACTATGATGAAATCTTTGAGGATAGTGATTTAGATGACTATTGAAAACTATACTGAGTTTGAGTTTATGAAACCAGAAGTAAAACTCATCAGTGTTACACCAGATGCAGAGAAGCACATGGCATATTGTGCTCGGGTAAGTAATCCTGCTAATCAAGAAAACGAAAAGTTCTCTGGACTTCTAAAGTATTGTATTCAACATCAGCACTGGAGTATCTTTGAACAAGCCAGTATGACTGTAGAGATTAATACTACTCGTGGTATTGCGGCTCAGATCTTGCGTCACAGGTCTTTTACATATCAAGAATTTTCACAACGATATGCTGATACAAATCTTCTAAACAAAACTATTCCTCTTCCTGAACTTCGTCGTCAGGATGACAAGAACCGTCAGAACTCAATTGATGATATTCCCGATTATTTGAAACTGACTTTGACTGAGGACATTCGCGTTCATTTTGAGCACAGCCTACGCCTCTACAATCGCCTTCTAGAGAAAGGAGTGGCAAAGGAGTGTGCAAGGTTTGTATTGCCCCTAGCAACGCCCACAAGACTCTATATGACCGGTTCTGTAAGGTCATGGATCCATTACATTGATCTTCGTTCTGCACACGGAACACAGAAAGAACATATGGAGATTGCTGAATTAGTTCGTTGTATCTTTACTTGTCAGTTTCCTGCAGTGTCTGAAGCACTTGGCTGGACTCGTGAAGGATGTTCTGACTGTACGGATGCTCCTTCTATTACTATCGAATAAATATCTGCATATACAATGGAGGTTCAAATTGCCAACATATCCAGTCGTTAATAAGGAAACTGGCGAACAGAAAGAAGTGACAATGAGTGTCTTTGATTGGGACCAATGGAAAAAAGACAATCCACAATGGGAACGGGATTGGTCTGATCCAAGCACTTGTCCTTCATCTGCAGAAGTCGGTGAAATCTATGATCGACTTCGTAAAACTCATCCTGGATGGAATGATGTTCTACACAAAGCATCTAAAGCTCCAGGTTCAAAAGTAAAACCAGTTTAATCATTATGCCAACTAAAAAAAGAAATACTCCTCAAAATCCAGTTCCTTTTGGTATGAGTAATAGACAAATGAAAAGGAAAAAACCAATCAGTCTTGACTTGATGAGAACTGTTGATCCTTTGACAGATAATCAAGAATTGCTATATCAATCATATAAGAAAGATCAGAACATCGTTGCATATGGTGCTGCTGGTACTGGCAAGACATTTATTACTCTTTATAATGCACTAAAAGATGTTCTTGATGATCGATCACCATACGAAAAAATTTATATCGTGCGCTCTCTTGTAGCAACACGCGAGATTGGTTTTCTTCCGGGTGATCACGAGGATAAATCTTCTCTTTATCAGATTCCATATAAGAATATGGTAAAGTATATGTTTGAAATGCCTGATGATTCTGCATTTGAAATGTTATATGGAAATCTCAAGACTCAGGGTACAATTAGCTTTTGGAGTACTTCTTTTATTCGTGGAACTACATTAGACAATGCAATTATCATCGTCGATGAATTTCAGAACTTGAACTTTCACGAACTTGATAGTATCATTACTCGTGTAGGTGAAAACAGTAAGATTATGTTCTGTGGAGACGCAACGCAATCTGACCTTGTAAAAACCGCAGAAAAGAACGGTATTATTGATTTTATGAGAATTTTGAATGTCATGCCATCTGTTGATATAATTGAATTTGGTGTTGAAGATATTGTTCGTTCTGGCCTATGTAAAGAATACTTGATTGCAAAAACGGAATTGAATCTATGACATTTGTTCATCATAATTATCTGGGTGATATTGAATTAGATTGTAAAACAACAGAAAGCATCCGTCTCTATAATCTTCCTAATGGAGATTGGGTGCCTTCTATTACTTCAGTGACTTCTTTTTACAACCGACAGATCTTTGCTAAATGGAGAGAAAGAGTTGGTATTGAAGAAGCAAATCGAATTACTAAGAAAGCAACAGCAAGAGGAACTGATTTTCACCAAGTGTGTCAGGACTATCTTGAAAACAAGGAGTTAAACTGGGATAATTATCAACTCCTGACAAAACACATGTTTCATCATGCTAAACCATATCTTGATAAGATAAATAATATTCATGCAATTGAAAGAACACTTTACTCAGAATATCTTGGGTTGGCTGGTAGAGTAGATTGTATTGCTGAGTATGAAGGTGAACTTGCAGTCATTGACTTCAAGACATCAGAAAAAATTAAACCTGAAGAGTGGATTGAAAATTACTTCGTACAAGAAACATTTTATGCTGCTGCATACTATGAACTCACGGGTAAGGTAGTTAAAAAACTTATCACATTAATGGTTACTCCTAGCGGAGAAGTGAAAGTATTTGACAAAAGAAACAAAGGGGATTATATTAAACTATTAGTTCGTTATATTAAAGAATTTGTACATCACAATACTGGGTCAAATGGAGAATGAGTTAGAGAAAGTACTAGAAAGTAAATTTTTCTGCCCTTCTCGGTTTGCACAGGAGATCGAATCTTTGGTGCAAACAAATGAGGATATGAACTATATTGATGCGATTATTCACTTCTGTGAGAAGAATAACATTGACATTGAATCTGTTCCTAAGTTAATTTCAAAACCACTGAAGGAAAAGATTAAGTATGAAGCAATGGAACTTAACTTTCTAAAGAAAACTTCCCGCGCAAAATTGATTTTTTGAATGATGCCAGTAGATGCTTATAGGCAATATCTTGCCTTAAAGAATCACTTTACTAAGGATAGTTATGACTATCATAAGTATTGTGGTAAAAGTCGTGCTACAGTGCAATCTTTCTACAAACGGAAGGACAGATTCTGGTTCGAGAAGATTGCAAGACAAAAGACAGATCAAGAAGTTATTGAATTCTTTGTATCAAACTTTATCACCTGCACTGATCCAAGTAAGCTTTGGATAGGAGAAATGATACGCGAGGGTGAAAGTAGATACGAACAATGGAAGAAAAGAAATCAATCACTTTCTTATGTCTTCAAAGAAGAAACTCAAAGTTTATTTGAGAATAAAAAAGTCGATGATGTATTTGACTGTTCTAAAGGTCATCCAGTAATTCTTAAAAGTTTCCTGAGCGGTAAAATTAGCCCTGAAACAATGGTGATTTACGATAAGATTTTCCTGTTTGGTAAACATTTTGACAAGAAACTCCAAGATCCAGTGTGGGAAACCGTCAGCAAAAAGATCAAAAAGTACAGTCCATTCCTAAATATTGATGTACTTAAATATCGTAAAATCTTAAAAGAAGTTGTTTTGGGAGATCAATGAGTTTCTTTAATTCCGAAGTCGTCCGTGCAGAGATGACTGAAATATCCGAAATGCAAGAGGAAATATACAAAAATGTATTTGAGTTTTCTCGCATGAGTAAAGAAGAAAAACTTCATCATGTTAATCTTTTAGATAAACTTCTAGATAAACAAAAGGTGCTATATACTCGTTTGAGTTTATCTGATGATCCTGAAGCTCAGGAAATGAAAAATCGTATTGCTGAGTCAGCATCACTAATGGGTCTTCCTGCAAATGTTGATATGAATGTGATCTTCAACAATATGAGCAAGATGCTGGAAGCAATGCGCGAAAGGATTGACGAAACGGGTTCAGACCTGTAGAATAACGAAGTACACAAAGGCCAAATCCGTACAACACGAGGTAATCCGAATGTCTTTTAACGACCTTAAAAAGCAATCTTCTCTTGGTTCGCTGACTGCGAAACTAGTAAAAGAAGTAGAGAAGATGAGTACAACTTCTGGGGGTGCTGATGAGCGTCTCTGGAAACCTGAAATGGATAAGACTGGCAATGGTTTTGCAGTTATCCGTTTCCTTCCTGCACCAGAAGGTGAAGAGATTCCCTGGGCAAAACTTTATACTCATGCCTTCCAGGGCCCTGGTGGTTGGTATATTGAAAACTCTCTGACTACTCTTGGTCAGAAAGATCCTGTTTCTGAGTACAATCG